AGAAAGTTTCAAACGATTTGGGAGGCTTTAAAGAGATAATCAAACAAGGCGCTTTTAAGTTGGCACTGGCTGGAGATATTGACGTTACGGCAAATATAAATCATGATGAAAATTTGATATTATCGCGCTCTAGTGCTGGGCTTAATTTGATTGAAGATAGTCAAGGGCTTAAATTTGATTTTGATATTCCAGCAACTACATACGGTAACGATTTGATTGTAAACCTTGAAGCTGGAAATGTAAGAGATTGTTCTTTCGCTTTTGTAGTTGATAAAGATATTTGGACTACGGACCACGCTGGATATCCTTTAAGAGAAATACACTCTATCAAGTCGCTGGAGGATATCGCAATAGTAACAAAGCCAGCGTATAACGATACTACTGTAGCGCTAAGAAATATGCCTAGTAAGGGAATGGATAGCGCAACTAAAGAGCGTATAGCCATTGCTGGAGCTATTTAAATGTCTAATTTATTTGGAGATACTGAAATATTCAAGCAACCCTTTACACCCGAACAGAATAGAGCTTTTAAACTACAAATAAAAAAAGATGTAATTGAATATTTACAAGATACAGCAAATTACAACGCTATAGATGATAGTTTAATAGAGGTTTACGCCTCCAGCTTATGTGATATTAGAAAGTATACGGCTATCATCGAGCGTGATGGAGAAATTGTAAAAAGTCCTAGAGGTAAACTTGAAGTTAGTCATTTCGTACCGCTAAAACAAAAAGCTTTTGACAACGCCACAAAGTTAGCCGATAAGCTTGGAATTTTATCTATAAACAGAAAAAAACTACAAGGTACAACGGCGATTACAGCTGGAGAAGATGATTTTGCAGAATTTGACTAAAATCATCTTTACTATATTTTTACTTACTGGCTGTAATGGATTAGGTGTAGACCTTACAGCAGAAAGAACTATAGTTATACAAAAAAGCCCTTATTTAATCATTGCCAGCGGTGACTTAGAGCTGGAGGATATGGTTTTTATTAATGATATGATTGTAGCCCTCCAGCAAGCAAAATTTGAGGAGTTTTGCTTTAATCCTATAGATGTATCAATAAACCATAAAAAAGAGATTGTAGGCGGTGCTGTAGATGATAAATGATAATTTAGAGTTAATATATAAAAATTTGATAAAAAGTAGAGATATCGGAGAGCTACAGCGTTTGGGTAGGGAGCGAATGTTAAGAGATTTAAGAAAGCCTCCAGCTGGTTATAAATTCGATATAGAAAAAGCTATGCGAGTAGTATCATTTTTAGAAAAGTTACCACATGTAAAAGGGCAGTTAGCTGGTACACTTTTCAAGCTGGAGGAGTGGCAGAAATACGATATTATTTTACCCCTATTCGGTTGGGTGTCTATCGACGATACTGGTAGACGGCGCTTTAAGGTAGCATATAACGAAATGGCACGGAAAACTGGTAAATCATTTTTAATGAGTGGTATCGGTTTATACATGACTTTTTTCGACGGTGAAGCTGGAGCAGAAACGTACTGTATTGCAACTAAAAAAGAGCAAGCAAAACTTGTATGGGACGTTGCCAACGATATGAAAAATCATACATCGTTGAGAAAGCGAATAAAAACGGCTTATACTTCGATGAGTAGTAAGGGCTGTAAAATGCTACCTTTAGGCAGTGATAGCAAGACGCTGGACGGTTTAAGTTGTCATTGTGGCATTGTAGACGAATATCATAGCCATAAGAATAGCCACTTGTATGATGTAGTAAAATCCTCCAGTGGTGCGAGGATTAACTCTCTTATGATTATAATCACTACAGCTGGGTTTAACAAGTTTTCAGCGTGCTATGATGAAAGAACGTACAGCGAAAAGATATTACGCCAGCAACTAGATAATGAGAATTACTTTGCATTTATAGCCAGCATAGATGAGGGCGATAATCCTTTTGATAGAGATACATGGAAAAAAGCAAACCCGAATTTAGGGGTATCGAATAGCTACGAGGATTTTGAAGTAGCAAGTAAGGAGGCACAGCAAAAAGGAGGGCAAACTTTAGTCGAATTTTTAACAAAGCGTTTAAATGTTTGGACGAATGTAAGCGACGTTTGGATAAAAGACGATGATTTTAGCGTTCCAAAAAATACGCTATTCAATCCAGCGGACCTATACGGTCAAGATTGCTATATAGGGTTAGATTTAAGTAAAACCAGCGATTTAAGCGCCTACGCTTTAGTATTTCCGCAAAGTAATGGAGAATACAAGACGATAGCACGCGCGTACGTTCCTAGTAGAGCTTTTGAAGAAAGAAAAAACGGAGATAATATCTATGATAAATTTGTAGACGCTGGCACGCTTAAAGTTACCAGCGGTAACGTGATAGATTATAATATGATATCTCATGATATCAAGCAAGATATGGAAGATTACAACGTAATAGAGTTGGCTTATGATAGGTACATGAGTGCCAGCATTATTACAGAATTAACAAACGAGGGCTTAGAATGTATTCCTTTTGGTCAAGGATTTGTTAGCATGAACGCGCCAGTATCATTGATAGAAACGCTTATACTGGAGCAGAAATTACATCATAATAATGATGATTTGTTACGCTGGCAGTTATCAAATGTCTTGATAGATTACGATAGCGCTGGTAACAAAAAAATGACTAAAGCTACATCAAGCGCAAACAGTGGAGGGCAGACGGGAAGCAATGCTAAAATAGATAGCTGGATAGCCATATCAATGGGGTTGGCGCGTGCCTCTCTAAATATGCACTATGAAGATGATTATAACGGCATTTTCATCATATAAATAAGGAGTTTAATAATGAAATTTTGGAATAGAAAAAAAGAACAACGCAACCAACCAACGCAACCGCTGGCAAATATCACTCAAGGTACTGGATTAATACTAGGAGGCTTTCAAGGCGCACTGTTAAGTATTCCTAGTGTATTTGCCAGCGTCCAGCTTATAAGTAATACTATATCAAGTTTACCTATAGATGCTTTTGTAGATGATGTAATAGTAAAAAATTTACCTAACGTAAAAAAGATAAATGAACCTATAGAAAATATGACGCAAAGCGTTTGGGTACAAACTATCATAAGAAATTATTTATTAGATGGTAACGCGTATGCAACGATTGAAGATAGCAATATGAAAATATATGAAAGTAATCAAGTATCTTTAAATGTAGACGGTAACGGCGATATAGTATCTTATACAATAACGCCAGCTGGTGCGAGTGCTATGATTATACACCCCGATAATATGTTACATTTTAAGCGTTTGACGCGCGACGGACGCGGACAAATAGGGCTTAGTTTGATAGAGCTTTTTTCTATGCTATTCGATGAAATAAAAAACACTTCTGCACATACCAACGAATATATGAAAAATGGGTTATTAAATGGATTATGGCTGGAGATTGCTGGACGTATTCAACCCGAAAAGCTGGAGGAGTTACGAGAGAAATTTGCAGAAATTTATAGCGGTATAAGAAATAGAAATAAAATACCTACATTAACGGACGGTATGAAGTTGCATACTATAGATAATAAGGCTTTAAAAGATAGTGATATATCGGGATTAAAACTAGCACAGCTTAAAGATATAGCCATGATTTTTAATATTCCTATATCTTTACTAGATGGCAGTCAAGGTAACTATGGCTCTACTGTAGAGGCAAACTTAATGTTTATGAAAACGTGTATCAGTCCGATTATTAGACATATTCAAGAGGAGATTAATTTAAAAGTAAATGTATTAAATGGCGTTGAGTTTAGATTTGATACTAGCAAGTTTTTAGCTGGTACGTTTAGCCAGCAAGTTGATACGCTGGGAACGGCTGTAGATAAGGGAATTTTAACGCCAAACGAGGCGCGCGAGCGTTTAGGCTATGCAGAGGCTACGGACGGCGATAAGCTCTACGCGCCAGCTGGTACGCCTACAAGTAAGGAGGTATAATTATGAAACTTATAAAAACTGAAAATGATAATATTACACTAGATATAGCTAAAAAACATATATACGTTGATTTTAATGATGATGATACAATCATAGATTTATATATTAAAGCAAGTTTGGGAGTAATCGAGGATTATATTCATGGCATAGTATTAGAGCAGACGTATGAAACAACACAAAGCGAGGCGCAAAGCTTAGAACTGGCTGGCTGGGCTATGGTTATGCCAGTAGCGCCTTATAGCGTTATTGTAACTGTAGCTGGGCATGATTACGAGTTACCACAAGATAGCTGGTATTGGAATAGAAAAGTATTAACTATCTCTCCAGCAAGTAAAAATGTTATCATAGAAAAAGTAACCGCTATAGCTGGCAGAAAAACAGACCGCCCACAAATAACACAAGCTAGATTGCTTTTAATCGGAGATTATTACGCTTATAGAAATAACAACGTAGATATGATGATAAGAGAGCTACCAACTGGTATTAAAATGATACTTGGAAATTGTACGGGTGTATCTCTATGAGTGGTACAGTATTTAAAAGGGGTAGCCGAAACGCTGGAAAATATAGACGTAAATTTACACTATTGAAAAATACGTCTACCCATACAGCACAGCAAACTGGACAAAATACAGATGTATTCGTAGAGGAGGGCGAGCATAGATGTTTTTTCGAGGAGATATCGGGCGATGAATATTTCGGTGGGTTTTTGGTAGTAGATAAGCAAAACTACTATATGGAATGTAAATATATACCCCTATTAAATAACCGTGATAGAATTAAGATAAAACGCCGTGATGGTGTAGTATTAATCTTAGATATTACGGAGGTTGTAGACGATAAAGATGAGGGTAGATATATGAGATTAATGTTATCTAGCGAGCTGGCAGACGCAGTAACAAACATATCTACAGCGCCTAAAGTTGTAACTAATATTATTACAGATGCAAACAGAAATACAATACAAGTAAAATTTGATAGAGAGATACAAGTCACAGACTTAAACAAGAATTTAGATAAATTTATAGTATTATCAAATGGTAAACAAGTATCCGTTACCAGTTATAAGATTTACCAAAATCCAGCGGATAAAATAGACTTAATTTTTGCTACTGATTTTAGTCATAGTGATAGTATATTTTGGAACTATGCTGGCGGTGATTTTGTCACTGGAGTTTTGAGGAATACGCCTCTATCAAAAATGAAGATAAAAGTAACAAATAAGATATTAGGAACTAATCCTATACCAGTAAATCCGCACGTTATATCAAGTTATATTGATAAGAATAAACCAAATGTTATTACGGTTACTTATAACGAGCCTATGAAAGCAGATACAACGGAACTTATAAAGGCTATTAATACCCTTATAGCTGGAGGAAACAACGTACCGTTTAATCCTACAGCTATAGCATTTAGAACAGATAAGGCTATACTTGATTTTACATACGCTACACCCTTTAGTTATGGCGATATAGTTAGCTGGGCTTATAACGATGCGCACCCCACATCTAATCTGTCAAACATTGCTGGAGTTGAGGCAGAAAATCAGAGCTACGCGGTACATAATAGCATTGATAAACCTATATCAATAGTTACGCCAGCGAGGGCTATAAGTGCAACTATTGAAGATAGCAATAAAAAACAAATTATTGTAAGATTTGACTCAGATATCAAACGAGGCGCTGGCGTGAATACGGATTATTTTAAACATGATGGAACTATGTTTTTAAGTTATCATATTATAGATGCTAGGAATGTAGCTTTAAATACATCTAAAGATTTTACATATAATCAAGTAATTCATGTTATGAATGATTTATCTATTCCAGTAATCCAACGCCCTATAATATCATCTAATGATATCGCTATACCGCAGTTTAATCTACTTGTAACAAATAATATTTTAAAGCCAGTTATCACCGCGCCTAAAGTATTACTACATGAAGATTTCACCGCTATGAAAGATGATTTTTTCGATATATATAAAGATACATTTTCTCAATCTACAGACCATGTGGGAATAATTAAGGGTATATTCAAAAAATCAATTAATAATCTTACTCCACAATTTGAACTTGATTTTAATATCTATTTTAGCCCTAATATATTAGGCAAAGGGTTTAAGATTGGTTTGATAGGAACAAAACAAGGAGGGTATTTTGTAGGGGTAGAAAATGAGTCTTTATATATTGGCTTAGATGATGGAAGTAATGTGTCTTATGAAAAAACAATAACAAAGCCCGTTTTCGATATAGCTGGTTCTAAGCAAATTTTGTTAGCAGATGGTAAAGTACATTTAAAAATGATTTGTACCCATACGACCTTACGAGTTATACTTAAATATGATGATACAAAACTTTCTATATTAAATAGAGATATCACAGTAAACAGTCCTATGCCTCTTGATATGTCTTTTGTCAATGCACTAAGATTAACTTTTGATGCTGGTACATATAAACTATATGATTTAAAGATTACGGAGATTAAGCCTTAATAAGATACTATTCTAGCGCGGTTACTCTTTACCGCGTGATTAAAACTCCACAAACTTTTCAAGGGTGATGATTAACGCCCTTGATATTCTTACTTAATACCTATACATACCAAACCAACGAAAAGCCCTTATACTAGCCTATAGCTATGCTATCAATACACTGATTAATATTTATACAATCAATCAAGATATGTTGATGTATCAAAACCTAAATAATGAACGCCAGCAAAGCACGCGCAGAGCGCAAACAGATGGGTGACTGATTAATATTTATACAACTCACTGTATAAAAAAGAGGCAGTCGACTGATTAAAATTTATACAATCAAACTATTGACGTATTTTTATAGTTTCGGTATGCTTTCAGCAGAGCCTACGCGGAGTAAGCCCCGTGGCGAACGATGCTAGCTGGCTAGCCCTTTCGCAATACGCGTGGACACTCCAGCCAGTCATTTAGCTGGAGTTACAAATATTCAAAATGACCTTACAAGGTTTAAAGCTATTTGCTATAATAGAGCATAACATTTAAAGGAGCTACACATGATAATTATATCAATACTAATCGTAACACTTATACTAATATTCAATTCAGATTATTAACATGAAACTATTTAAAGAGAAAGTTTATAGGTATATTCGTAACATACAAGACTACGAGTTCAACACTAAAGGCATAGGATTTAAGGAGAATACTTTCTTTTATTTTAGCAAGGATAATGAACTAAAAAGCAAACAGACATTTAGCAAGCTATCACCAGCAGATGAGCGCAAAGTATGGAACTGGTTAAAGAGATACCAGCATATACTATTTAACCGTAACACTGATATCCAGTCGGTCCATATATTTAAGCATACGTTCATAGTTAATGAGCAAGTAATAAGCATAGATAGTGATAGCCATTTAGATGCACTAAATAGATATATGTATCTTCACCCTATGGCACTAGGATAATTTCGCACGCGAAACTAAATAGATATCCCTCCTATATCACCACAAACCCCCCCTACTCTTGAATATAAACGCTCTCAAAACCTCCAACGCAGTGTTACTTGTGAAGAAACTATCACAAAATTTGAATTTGGTTTTTTTGGTTTAAGGTTTTTAGGGTTATAATTTCAAGTTATCAAATTTGAAAGGAAAAATCAAAATGACAAAAAAAGAATTAAGAGCATTACAGCTTAAATCAGAACAAAGAGCCAAAAGTATAGCACAGCTGGCACAAACAGAAAATAGAAGCATGACATCAGAGGAGGCTACTAATTTTGATGAAGCGATTGCACAGATGGAAACGCATAAGCGCTCTCTAAAGGTAGCAGAATTCGCAACGCCAGCAACAACAATCGTTACAGCGACAGCGTCTACAGAATTCAGAGCATATTTGAGAGGCGAACAAAGAGCGAGTGCAAGCGCGCCAGCTGGTAGCAATAACACTGGTGCAGATGGAAAATTTGTAAACCCTAACGCTTTTTCTAATGATTTATTTGCAGAAATTACGGACGATGATGGTATCTTATCGGTACTTAGAAAGATGTCGGTATCTAGTGATAAATTAGAATATCCAACGGTAGACGATACGGCAACGGGAAAAGCTACAGATATTAAGCAAGCTAAAGAACTTGATACAATCAAGCGCAGAAAGTTAGCTTTAAAAAATGTAGAAATTACCTTAAATACTTATGCTGTAGAAACGGTTATATCAAACCAGCTACGCGACGATAACGCTGTAAATCTTGAAGCAACTATAGCAACACTAGCAAGTGCTGGAATAGGTAGAAATGCCTCTAAAGATGTATTTGCTGTAATCAGTGCTGGCGTTACTGTTTCCGATAGTGCTGTAAGCGGTGTTGTCGATTATGCAGATATGGTTACACAACTAGGCGCGGTTAATGGTAGATACTATCAGAGAGGTGAATACGTTATGAGTCAAGCAAAATTTATTGATACTCTTAAAATGGTAGACTCAAACAAACGCCCACTTATTACAATGCCACTTGAAAAAGGGCTTAAACCTACACTATTTGGTAAAAGTGTAACTATCGACGATAACGCTGGCGATGTAATCTACTTTGGAGATTTTCAAACTATTGTACTTGCACAAAATCAAAACACCTCTACGCTGGTTGATATCTACTCATTATCAAGCGATTTAGCAACTAAATATGTTACTAGCGCGAGAATGGGTGCTGGGTGTCTTTCTGCTGTAGCTGTAGTTGGTTTAAAAGCTAAGGCTTAATATTATGGCGTTTATTGATACGCGAGCGCCTTGTAAATCTCTAGGCTGTAGAGAGCGCGCCAGCGCTCTAGGCTATTGCGATATGCACGCCAGCGAGCGCGTAGAAACTAAAGAGCGCCATAAATATTATAATGAACATAAGAGAGATAAGCAAAAACTGGAGGTTTATAACTCTTATAGATGGAAAAAGCTATCTAAATATGTAAGAAGTATACACCCACTTTGCACGCGTTGTGAGGCTATGAGTAGATATACCCTAGCAACACTTACGGACCATTTACGCGGTTTTACTGGTGTAGATGATAGTAACGCATGGGATATTGATTGCTTATATCCATTATGCAACGAATGTCACGCTATAGTAACAAGATTAGAGCGTAATCATGATTTTTCTATAATGCCACTAGATAAAGCGGTATTATTGAAGTATCAAGGCGCAAAAATAAGAATTAAAAGAGAGGTATTATTATGAGTAAAAAGATTATTGAATTAAGAGTATT